AGACCTCGATGCGGTAGCGCAGATCATTTACACAACACTGAGACTCCTATTAGGTGAATGGTTTCAGAATCTGACAATCGGGTTTCCGCTCTTTCAATCGCTTATCGGAGCGTCTGGCTCCCCAACCGATCAGGCCGGGGTGATGCTCATCATCCAGCATACGATTCTTTCATGCCCGTATGTTCTGCAAATCGTGGATTTTAGCTTTGAATTCAACAGCGCAACGATGGCCAGCACGTTCAGCGCAGTTGTCAGTTCCGCGTTTGGTAATATTGTGATAACGAATGCGCCCGGTTCGAGCGCCCAGGTGAATGCATGAGCTATACGGCACCGTACATATCTCCGACTGCCGGACTAGTCATTCCAAGCTACGCTGATACCCTCTCTGACCTCATCAGCAACTATCAGGCAATTTACCCGCAAGTTGTTTATATTGGTACAGATACAGCGAAGTACCAAGAACTTTCGATATTCGCACTGAAAATTTACGACACGAATCTTGGAAGTCAACTTGCCTACAATGCGCGTTCGCCAATCACCGCAGTTGGTGCAGACCTTGATAGCATTGTGAAGATGAACGGGTTGGCGCGGTTGGCTGCTTCGTACTCAACTGCTCCGGTAACGATCACTGGCGTCTATGGAACGGTCATTACGAATGGAACCGTTACGGATACACAGGGGTACATCTGGGATTTGGCATCACCGATCACCATCCCGAGCGGTGGAAGTGTGATAGTCGGGGCAACTTGCGAGACAGCCGGCGCAATCCAGGCGCAAGCGGGAAGCATCAACACAATATCCAGTGGCACTACGGCGGGGTGGGTAAGCGCGTCCAATCCCTCAGCGGCAAGCGTTGGCCTACCAACAGAGGCAGACTCGCAACTGAGGGCACGCCAAGCCTATTCTGTGGCCATGCCATCGATTACGCAACTTGGATCAATCAACGCAGCAATTGCGGCGGTTTCTGGTGTCACCCGGTATGCAGTAGAAGAGAACTACACGGGTACAACTGACGCGAACGGATGCCCAGCGCACTCAATCACCGCAGTTGTGGAGGGCGGAACGGATGCTAATGTGGCAAACGCAATCTTCCTTAAACGCGGCGATGGTGCGTTGACGAATGGAACCACGCACGTCACCTGCACAAGCGCAACGGAAACGACCGTAATCGGCTTCTCGCGGCGAACCTACGTACCGATCTACGCGACGATGGTCATTCACGGTTTGAGCGGCTACACCACGGCAGTTCTCACGTCCATTCAATCCGCTATTGTTACCTATTTGAATGGCCTCCAGATTGGCGAGTCGGTCACGTTCTCATCGCTGTATTCGGTAGCGCAGTCGGTCATGCCAAGTCTTTTGACTCCGCAGTTCTCGATCACGTCACTCTTTACGGGAACCTCGGCCAGCCCTTCAGGTACTTCCGATATTGCGATTGCCTACAATGCGGTAGCACAAGGTGTATCAGCCAACATCATCGTGAGCCAAGCATAATGCCACTTTACAGCCAAAACGGTTATGGACGCGGGAAGTATGGCATCGGCGATACAGTGCCGATCTATTCTCTTCCGGTGAGCTATTATCTGAATCTGCTCACGTCCGAATACCGCCTGGCTCCTAATCTAAACTCGTGGCTCGGGGTGTTGCTCTCTCCGCTCAACGATACGACAAACATGCTTATGGGATTGACTGAAGCGTTCGATCTGGATTCTTCTGTAGGTATTCAGCTTGACACTTGCGGAGCAATCGCAGGAGTAAGCCGAACGGTTGGATTCCAGCCTTCAGGTGGTGTGAGTCCAGTTCTCGATGATGCGACATACCGCATACTCATCAAGGCGACGATTGCGAAAAATCAATGGGACGGAACAAATGGAAGCCTTCAACCAATTTGGCAGGCGCTTTTCCCTGGCGGAACAATCGAGAACATCGACAATCAGAACATGACTGCCACAATCGTGCTTTCGGGCGCGTTCACTTCCATCGTGAAAGACCTCATCAGCAACGGCTACATCGTTCCGCGCAAAGCAACCGTGCAGTATACATACACGTTTGCCGAGCAGCCGCTATTTGGAACCGATCTTTCCAGCACGCTCATCGCCGGGGTTGACCTCGGCCACTTGGTATAGGTGAATCATGGCGACAACGAATTTCATAGTTTTCAACCCTGGCGCAGCGAATCAAGAGACGGATGCGCAGTATCTTGCAGACGCGCAACGTATCGCGGGATATGGAACCGATCAGATTGTTCCTTCGCCGTTGCTGAACAAGGCGACCTATCAGGCTACGACATTCTGCGCAGCGTTTGGTCAGATGCTTGCGGCCAAAGGGTTCACAAACTCGGATGCTTCATTTTCTGCTCTGGCGGCGGTGCTTGCCAATATCCTTACCACCGCAGACTTGCTTCCCAATCTGATTTCAGTCGCATACTCGCCTACGCCTTCATTCAATGCGGCCGCATCCAACGGATTCCAGATGACGCTTGGCGGAAACATCTCGTCATCTTCATGCCCAGGAATCACGGCGGGTCAGTTGCTTGCATTCTATTTTGTGCAGGATTCGGCGGGCAGTCGCACAGTGAATTACCCAGCGGGATTCACCGGAACCGTGCAACCCGATCCCGCACCAAATTCTGTGAGTGTAATTTTATTCCGCGCAGACATTGGCGGAACGGCCCGCGCTGTCTCTCCGCTCATTAGCAACAACGGGGTCTTCTTCGCGTCTCCCACTTCCTTTTCAAGTAGTGTCTCTGTCTCCGGAAACCTCACTTCTCCGACTCAGGCATCCTCGGACAATAGCACGAATGCGGCAACTACCGCATGGGTCAATGTGTGGGCGCGAATTGGCCTTACGATCTCTCTCGGAACCAATGGATACGTGGGCCTTCCGTCATGGATCGGCGGATGGATGATTCAGTGGGGAGTGTCATCGGCTCCCGATCTTGGTTCTGGTGGTGCGCTTGGAGTTTCTTTCAACGGAGGCGGATTTCTCACGCAATGCTTCGGAGTTGTAGCGACGATGAACAACAATATTGGGTCAAACATAAGAACCATCCAGGCGGTCGTTACTTCACGCTCGACTTTCAATATCGGATCAAACGGCAGCGGGGCTACAGCGTTCTGGTTTGCAGTAGGAAATTAAGGAGCGATCATGGCAAACACAAGTCTAGGATTTCCGCAGCCGTCGATTGGCTCCAACAACTGGGGCGGTCCTACGAATGCAGGGTGGGCACTCCTTGACCAGTTTCTGAATGGAACGCGGGCTATTAGTGGACTCAATGTCTCTGGAAATGTGACCATCAGCGGTTCATTGACGGCGGGATATATCGCTGGCGTGATACCTGCTGGACTTGTCCTGATTCCGTTCTCCGCGACTCCGGTAATCAACGCAACGCAGGGCCTTCAATTCAAGATCGTCCTGACCGGAAATGTCACCAGCAGCACGTTTATCAATGGCGCGTCCGGCCCGACAATCATCGTCGTTCGTATCGTGCAGGACAGCGCAGGAGGTCACACGTTCGCATGGCCTAGCAATATGCTCAATGCTGGTACGCCCAACACGGACGCCAATTCAACCAGCGTACAAATGTTCGCGGTAAACACCGATGGCAGCGCAACCGCTGTCGGGCCAATGATGTATTCCTAGGAGACACAATGCGCAGAACAGTTCTGACGATTTTCGCTTTTTCGCTTTTCATGCTCATCCCCATCGATGCGCTTGCGCAGACCACACAGGGGCCTACCAAGATCAAGGGAACCGCGAGTAACGGCCTGAGCCTTGAAGTAACAGGACCAACGCAATTGGATGGCGCACTCACCGGCACCAGCGCATCGTTCTCAGGCACCGTCGCGGCTGGCGCGATAGTATCCCCATCCGCATACTTTGCTGGCGCAGTCAATACAGGCGGCCAAATTTATTGCGCTCCCGGCCCGATAAACGCATGTATCGCGACGGCTGAGGCATACGCGCACAGCGCCAACGACGGATCAGATAACGCGGTCGAGGTGTATATTCCCCCCGGCGCTACCATTACCGGAGGGCCAATAACACTCATTTCCGGGATGACTCTGATCGGTACGGCACCCCCACGCTATATCGACAGCGCGGTAAGTTGGGGATCTGGCGCGGCTCCTAACGGCGGAACATGGATTAATTGCGAGGGTAATCCATGCTTCACTGCCCAGACAGGCACAAACGGATCATCGAACATTAATATGCGCGACCTAGGTTTCACAAACTGGACAGGCCATATCTTTCAGGTGGGCGGCCCGAACGCTGTCGGAATGGGCTACGGGAAATTCGATAACATTTACGCCATAGGTATCCCAGCGTGTTGCACATCTGATCAAGGATTCGTCTTTTACAACTCGCAAAATATCCAGATCAACCAGATGAAGATCAACAACGTTAACACTGGTCTGGCCTATATCAATAACGTGACCGCTGGACAGGTGGAGGGAGGAAACGCTGAGGTCACCGGCTTCTATACCTACACCTATGCGAAATCTGTGGCGAATGGGAACAGTACGGAGCCGGGAATCTTGCTCCAAACCGGAGGAACGGGATTTGCTGTTGGAATGATTACGCTTATTCGTCCACAGGTAAACACCTACGCAGGTGACGGCACTTCGGATGGTATCGAATTAATCAATGCGCAAGCGGTGACTATTATCGGAGGCGACTTTGAGGGGGGAGTCTCGGGGGGAGGCCCATCATGCTTAAATAGTGTGCACTTAGTAGGGTCCGGCTACAACACAATTTTCTTGGACAACGCTGGTGGATGCACGAATGGCGTAAGTTTAGACGCAAGCTCTGGTGGTAATTATTTTGGTGGCTCCGCAGGAGCGATCCAAACAGTAGTCTCCCCTGTTGGCGGGATGGCCACATGGACGAATACCTTTGCAGGTAATGGGTACTTTCCTGCCTCCGGGTATGCCCCGCTGCAAATTGATTCAACGTGCGGACTCCCATTGTGCGCGTATAAAACAGCTGTACTCGGACAGGTGTTCATGCCAAATGGCTTTACAGTATCCACGAGCGCAGTTATGCCGGTAACAGTATCCCCCAACGCCAATGATGCCGTAGAGATAGGAACATTTACAGGAGGATCATCTTACGGAGGGACGTTGTTCGTGTCAATATATGTGCTCGGGGGAAATGGGTCAAGCGGAATGAATATTGGGAAGATGTACGCAATACCTTGGGCCTACGGATGTACGACTGACTATCAGAAGGTTATCCCTTTGGCTTCGAGTGGTACATATCTGGGAAATGACTTCGATTTAGATGTGAAATGCAGCTCTTCCAATCCTACTGATTTTAGCCTATGGATTGTGAGAACTGCGGGAACTGTAGCTGGTACAGCCTCGGTGTGGGTTCAGGATGTTGGGACTTATTTCACGGCGTCCAATAGAATCTCCGACGCAGACGCCATGACGCCATCTACTGCGGTTGGGACGATCACGGCGGCAACAGCAATCTACACCCCGTCTGAATCAGACGATAATGTGCCGCGCATCCCTGTAACGACGTATGCCCCCGGATCAGCAGCAGGAACGGGCGGCACAATAACGTGCGATACGGTGGACGGCTTCACATGCACAGCACGCAGCGGCGTCATAAAAGTGGCGGTCGGCACGTCTCCATCTGGAAGTTCCCTTGCCACTCTCACTTGGCCGACAACAACCAGCATAGCAAACTGCGATGTGCAGGGATATGGAGAAGCATACGGAGTGAGTTCGCATTCGCTCCTACCTTTTGTCGCTGGATCATCTAACGCAAGTGCGGCCATTTGGGTTGTATCCACCCCTGCTCCAGCTACTACCTACGAATTTTCGTACTCGTGTTCTTACTAGTACGGTGCACGACTAAGCACCACAGTTGGGCACTGCGGTGCCTGAGCAGGACCGGAAAGAGTACGAGGCCAGATGCTAAGGCCAGAAGAGGGGATACAGCAGATGGCTATTTCATCAGCGGAGCGGACAGGCAGATTGGAGGAGCGCGTGAACAAACTAGAAGAGGGAGTATCGAACTTTCGTGCGTTCCAAGTAGAGGCACGCGAATTCTTTACCGAGAATCGGACACAAAGAAAATCCGAGATGGAGTTTCACAACACGCGCGACCAGCAGATTAAAGACGCGCTCGGCCATAGCAACATGTACATCAAGCGCTGGATGATGCTCATTGCGGCGCTGGCTTGCGTCGCCTCGATCGTGGACATTGTCATTCACTACCGCGTACTCTGATGGGCTTCCCATGTGATCTTCCGCACCCCGACGATCTCCGTGAAGAAGAGTTGACACGGGAACACGGAGAGCGTACAAATACACCTATGAAGACCATCAAGCTCGAAGACGAACTACACCGCCAGGTCAAGGCAAGGGCCGCGTTACGCGGAGTTCCGTTGAGCTGTATCGTAGAAGCAGCCCTCTTGGATTGGCTTGGGAACGATGACAAACCACTCGACAAGCCGGTACAGAAAGGAAAGCATGAACATCTTAGTGGGCTGTGATTGGCGCAGTACGGCCGCTGGGTACGCGGGATCGGCTCAAGCCATCTCATCTGCTCTGACTGGGTTTCTGGCTGTCGTAGCGATGCAGGCTCCGGCGCACAATTGGCTGTGGACGATTCTCGGAGCGGGCGTGGTCTGCGCTACGACTATCGTTCGCATCGTGCTGGGCACATCTCAGAACTATGTCCAGGCTGATCCCAACATCCCGGCGCAGGACACCCCCGCTGTGGTCAAAGTGACAACTAGCGGACCAGTACCGACCGCAACCATCAACCCCAAGTAAAAGGAGTCCAATGATCTCACTTCTTGTAACGCTTCTGATCTCTCTTCTGATTTTTAGTTTGGTTTGGTGGGTCGTGACGATTCTTCCACTCCCCCCGCCGTTCGCACAGGTGATTCGCGCCATAGTTGCCGTGATTCTTGTAATCTGGCTGATCACTGTGCTACTGCCTTACGCCGGATACAGCGTTCACCCATTATTGAGGTAACGCCTATGTGGCCGTTTAAAAGCAAAGCAGCGCTGCCAGCTTCGCATCTTGTGGTAGACATCGATCCAACCCGCCCTATGGGCACACTTCAACCTGTCACGGTAGCGCAACCAGTGGCCGAACCCCAAGTCAAGGAGTCTCCTATGTCATTTCTCAGCACAGTTGAAACCGCAGGAACCAAAATCAGCACATTCCTAAACGACATCGTGAACGGTGCCAAGTCCATCCAGAAGATTTACGGCTCGCTCTCCGGTCCCGTCATTGCCGCTTCTATGGCCGTCTTCTATGACGTGGTGAAGACCATCGCAGCGGCAGAGCAGGTGGCTACGACGGCATCGACCGGCAACATCCCCGGCGCCATCACCTTGAGCGAAACCACCATCAGCCTCGTCTCGACCGTGGTCAAGGATTTCCTGGCCGGCGAGAAGACAGTCGTGGCCGACTTCGAAGCGCTCAACATCAAGCTCTAGTCCACTGCACCACTCTATACGGCAGCCGGTCTCGCAAAGGGCCGGCTGAATCTTTTCAGGTGAGCGCATGACCAAACCCCTACAATACTGCATCGGCGTAGTCTCCGCAGCCCTGCTCGGCTTGACTGTGTGGGGAGCGTTCGGGATATCGCGCCATTTGATTGTGGCCGTAGACAAGTGGGGCAGCTCCGCTCCGGACCTGAAACCAACACTGGCAACTCTAAACAGACCGTGCGGAATCAGGAATGTAAAATCGAGCGCAAATTATTCCACTTTTTATTCCGAGGGGTCACTGATGCCTTGCGGAACCCTGGCAGAGGTTGCGACATCTGTCGTCAAAGCTGGTAACGCCGTGGTCCAGACCCAACTTGTCGAGCGCGCCACGACGCCCCACGTCACTGCGGCGATGGATCAGTTCGGGGCGGCGGCGGTCCATCTATCCGAGACAGCGGATAATCTTTCAATAACCGCTCAGTCACTCACAGGAACCGCGAAAGCCGCGACGGTAACCCTCACAGCGGCCACGGGAGCCATTCAGACGCTCACGCTAGACGCCCGGACGGCGAACGACTTGCTGGTGCAGTTGAGACCCCTCATAGCCAGCTACACGGCCACCGGCAATGACCTGGACACCACTATCAAAACCGCCAACGGCATCATGT